GATGGGGTAAAAGTGCAGTCCAATAGCATTGGACGAAGGAATCACAGCACCAGAGATGATGTTGTTTCCGTACATGAGTGAACCAGCAACGGGTTCACGGATACCATCGATGTCCACAGGAGGAGCAGCGATGAATGCAACAATAAAGCAAATTGTTGCGGCAAGCAGGCAAGGAATCATCAGAACACCAAACCAACCAACATAAAGGCGGTTGTCGGTGCTGGTGATCCAGCTGCAGAATTGTTCCCAAGTATTCGATTGTCGTTGTTGAGCGATTGAAGCAGTCATTTTTAAGAGAGTTAGATAAAAGTTCGGGGGGACGAACTGTTACGATTATTCCCCACAGCACCCTCCACTGTGGGTATGAGAGACGTGATTTATACACCCATAGGTCTCGGTTAGCGGGTGTTCGACAATGTTAAGAATTATGAGAAATTCGTAACATTTGTTTACCTATTTATCATACTACGGTTTACCGAAGGCGTCAAGCCCCCATATGGGAGCACGGTGCTAAATAATATCAGTGTTTATCACAAAATAAGAAAATGAAAAGACTTCTTTTAGCCTTTTCGTTATTCTTTATTACTCCTGTTAGTGCTGCTGAAATCACATCAAGAATTACTGATTCTGTTCAATTAGGTGTACAGGGCGCGGCGGTTCAATCGACAAGAATTGGAGCATCTTATTCTGCTTCAGGAACAAATATTCAAGCAACTTCATTTGGTGGAGTAAGCGGTGCGGGAACATATGATATCAATACAGCAGGTCAAGCATTCACTTTCTCAGAAAGTTTCAATGATGCTGATACACCAGTCACCACTCAGTCGGTCAGTGGTGGAGTTATTGCTTCTCCCAACCTTTATGGGGATAGTGTTACTCAGTTAGCAGGAGACAAAGGTTCTCTCGCTGGTACATTATCACCTACTGGTGTTCCTACTGTAACTGCTGGTGGTCCTGGAACCACAGCAACCGCACAACGTAGTATTGAATTAAGCGTATTCAAATGAGACACATAACTCCCGCGTTGCTTTTAGCAGCGGGAGTCATTTGTACTCCTGCATATGCCGAAAGTGTTGTGCCTAATTTTACCAGAGGTACAATTACTGCAACAACAGAATCAACAACAAAGATTATAGAATCTATTCGTCAAGTTGAATATACTACTGGCGAATCATATACTGTATCTGGAACAAATATCAACATTCCTGGAAATCCTACTAAGGATACAAATTATAGTATTATGGTTCAAGGTGCTCCGTTTCAGTTCAGTGAAACTTATCTCGGACCTGGAGTGGCAAAAGAAACATGGATAGATCGCACCACAGAAACTCAATCTACTACAAACTCAGTATCTGTCTTTACTCAATAGGACTTTATGTATCGCCAGTGTTGGCTCAAACAGCTCCTAGTAATACTAACATTGCTGGGCCTAGTGCTTCTGCTACAGGAAACGTTACTAACCAAGCGGTACAAGTCCTCCAAGGACCATATGCGGTCAATACATATGGTTCGGGCGTTAGTTGCCAGGGGCCAACAATGAGTGTTGCTCCTTTTGCTTTAGGCAATATAAGCGGCAGTCAAGATCCAGAAACATACCAAAGTCAAAATTTTAACACTGGAGTAAGTTTAGGATTTAATTTTCCTCTTGATGGATCTTTACAAGAACTTTGTAAGGAAAGAGCAAGAACAGAAATTAAAAGACAAAACGCAGAAGCAGACAAAGCACGTTTAGATTTTGAATTAGTTCGTTTATTAAAATGTGGGGAAGCAATAAAGAGTGGAGTTATGTTCCACCCAGATAGTCCATATTACAAAGTTTGTGCAGATATTGTCGTAAAATACCCCCAAGCAATAAATACTACATTACCTACTACACCAGAAAATGGGCAAACCAAAAAATAAAAAACCAAAGGGTGCCTCTGCAAACGCAAAGCAGAACTCAGGGAATGCTACTGCTAAAAAAGCAAAAAATGGTGGTAAGAAAAAGTAATGGAATTCATTGCTTTCTTAATAGTTGGTTATAGTGAAATAAGTCCTGGACAATGTGAATTGCAATATTTTAGATACAACGAAGTACACTCACTTGTAATACCGTGCCAAGAGAATGGAACACTCCAAAGAGGGAGTGTTGGAATGCTCCAATCCATCAAATACTCAAAGCAATAGATAATCACACCCGTCTTCATATGGAGACGGGTGATTTTTGGCATGAAGAACAAGCCCAGATCTTGAGAAAGTATGTAAAAGATTTGAAAATCTGGATTCATAAACAAGAAGGATGGTGGGATGAATGAAAAAACTCCTCACAGCAATCGGGTTATCATTAACTTTAACATTACCAGTAGCAGCAGAATCAATTAAAGAATCACATCCAGTAGTAAAAGATTACAGCCTAGCAGCAATGGGTTGCATGATACTTCTGGATTGTTACGAAGGAATAGAAAAAGTTTCCCCAGATAAAGACTTTGGGGAAAGATTTATCGTTTTTAAAGACGAAATCAAAAAAATACTGACTGCTTTAGATAAACTTAATATTGGAGTTTATGTTGGTGATGAACGTTACTTCACAAGAAGTACCGTAGGAATTTATAAACCAGATTATAATCGTCTGTTTATTAGTAAAAAATTACTCGATGATCCTAGAGAATTTCTTGGAACTCTTAGACATGAAGGTTGGCACACTGTTCAAGATTGTATGGGTGGTGGTCTAGAAACATCATTTATGGCTCAAGTTCATCACGATAAAGAAATTCCAGATTGGTTGAGAAAAATGGTCGAGAGAACTTACGGCATTGCTGGAATGTCTAGAGCAATCCCCTGGGAAGTGGATGCTAACTGGGCAGAAGAACAATCAAATGTTACTGCAGAAAAGTTAGAAATGTGTGCAAAAGGTCCACTCTGGGAACAGATTGCACCAACACCAATGACTAAAGAATGGTTAATTGGTTGTGGTTTTATGAAACCTCGTGATGGATTATACCCATACTACCCAGATAAAAAGAAAGAATACTGTACCGCTGGGAAATACTAATGAACGAATTTCCTTGGGGAGTATTAATAATATTAGGATGCGGTCTTACATTTACCGCATATACCATTTACTACATACTAAAGTTAGCACATGAGGAAATGAAAAATGAAGAACTTAGCAATCATTCTATCAGCGACGAGTCTAGCAATTAGCGGAGCACTTTGCTATGGTGCTTATGTAACTTACAAAAAAGCAGAAGCAATTCTCAACAATCCAGAACAGTTTGTAGGTAAGGTTGTAGAGAATCAAGTCAATAAAGCATTTGAAAAATTACCTATTCCCAAACTAAATACTGAGAAGTTTAAGTTATTCTGAAAAATGGCAGACAGAGATCCCTACATCTATAGAATACGTTCAGTACATAAGGTAGTAGATGGCGACACTATTGATGCTGATATTGATCTTGGCTTTGATATCTCCCTTACTAAGCGAATTCGTCTTGCTGGTATCGATACCCCAGAGAGCAGAACAACTGATGCGTATGAAAAGAAACTTGGTCTTGAGGTTAAAGAATGGCTCAAGCACAGATTAGAGTTTGCTAAAGATATCCTGATTAAAACTGAATTACCAGATTCCACCGAAAAGTATGGTCGTATCATCGGTCATTTGTTTATCAATGGTGAATCAGTTTCTATCAATAATCAGATGGTTGCTGAAGGGTATGCCTGGGAATATGATGGCGGTACAAAGAAAAAAGATTTTGCCCTTCTGATGGAGAAAAGAAATGCAAACGCCAATAAATCAAATCAATGAAGAAGATTTAAAGAAAAAGAAAAAGGAATCAAGGTTTAATAACTTCCTCCTTGATTCCCTTTTTAATATAATTGCATACATTCCTGCAGCAATTATTACTTGGTTTATATCCAATCTAGAATGATAATCTAGCAGATAACTTTTTAGCAATTTTTTTAGCTGGGGCAAACAGAGGTTTAAATCTCTTTTGCCCCTCTTTTGTGAACTTATCAGCAATCACATCATCAATAATAATTTTATTATCAATTTCATAAAGAGCATTAATTTCAACTTGATCACGAATATATTGCTCCACATTATCAACTTGATCTATTAATCTAGTACCATCAGCGGAGTACTCAAATACATCAATGTGACCACCCTCTGCTAAAACATAATGCAGAACTGGTTTAACCTGTTTAATTTTAATCTTAAACTTATTCTTTGTTGCTTCTTTGATAAGTGGTTCAGCAGCATTCTTAAGTGCATTAAGAACTGTGGTAGATGCAATGGTAGCAGCAGTTGTGACTACTGCTACAGCACCAGCCGTAGCAACAAGAGAAGGATCAGGTAAATTAATATCGGTTCCAAGGACTGTAAAAGTAGGTTGAGGTTTGTTTGCTGGAATTTCAGCAACAGGCGCTTGAACAGGGGGGGTTTGAACAACTGCAGGCAGTTGAGGAGGGGGAGTACTGTTTGGTAATCCTCTTGTTTTTTCTTGCTGCTCTTGCGCTTGCTTTTCTTTATCTGCTTTTACAGCAGCATCAAACTCTTCCTGTGTAGGAACATTAATTATAGGATATTTTATAGAAGGGTCTGGTGCTTCAAAAATTGGAAGAACCAGACCTCTCGTTAAAGGAACCTCAAACTTCTGGGCGGGAAGCCGCTCTACTGTAGTCTGGGGTATCCCCTGGATCGCAGTTTGGGCAACCTGCTGAAGAGGTATCTGCGACTGCGATATCTGCTGGAGGTTCTGGTTCTGGAGTTGGTTCGACTGAAGTGATTTCAGGTTTTCTATTTGGTTGATCTCCATCGTCTTTATCTCCTTTCTTTAGAGTATCAACTCCAAAGGTAGCAGCTGCAGCAGTAAATACTGTAGCAATAAATGTAGGATCCATTTTTGCAAGAAGACCTGCATATGAAGCTGTGAGTAGAGCCGCACTCCAACTCAAAACAGTAATTCTAACAATAGTGCTCATACATTTTTCCTTTTTTTGTGGTTCTGCCATTGTCCTTGAGTGTGAGGGTTAACCTTTTTTCCAAGATTCACCTTCTGCTTTTCTTCTACGTGCTAAACCTGCTTCTACATTTGAACCAGGATTTCTGTAGAGATAAAGCGCATCGGGAACTAAGTCCCACTCTTTATTCTTCAGGCGTTTAGTAATAGTATTAAAGTTATCACCGCCGTAAAAGCCGGCACCAAGATTATAAGCAAAGCTGAGCAGAGCGCCTCGCTTTCCATCCGACATTTCGTTCCAGTATGGAATTTTTCTGAGAGATGGGAGAAAGTGTTTTTTACATTCATCGATTAAAAGTTCATCCGCTTCTGCTTGTGTAATGGTATCTCCCATTTTAAATGGAGAACCATCTTTCTTACGGGTACAACCCCAACCGATAGTGATTGGAAGATTGCCCGAAAGAGGGTCAGGATAAGCATTTAGTCTACATCCTTCAAACTCTTTAATGAGTTTAATTCCCATTTGTGGGAGATCATCACCACCAACTACGGGAGCAGGAGCTGCAGCAGCAGGGGCTGGTGCAGCACTAGTCTTTTTTCCGCGATAGATCTCAGCCCACTCTACATTATCACCAAGATATTCAACGGGAAGGTTATCTTCTAACCATTGCACTGCTTTAACGTGGTTAGGATTTCTTTCATCATAGAATTGAAAGAAGTTGTGTAAATCTACTCTTGCCATGATTGTTCTCCTTTAGTATCAGTCAAAAATACGACCCCAACCATCGTTGCCGCCAGGGCACCAACGATGCTTAAGCATTGCTTTTGTGTAAATGGTCTTCTTACCATTTGTTACTGGACCAGTATAATTATCATTACATGAACCATATGGATCATTACAATAGTAACCCTTTCCGTCTGGTGTCTTACCAATAACTACAACCATGTGCCCACCAGTAGGTGCAGATAGAGGACCCCTGTGAAGGATACCAATAACGACAGGCTTCCCAGCATCGAGACTTTTATCAATATCAGCGAAAGAAAGATTGTAACTAAAGTGTGACTTAACTCCATAACCCGCCAGAACTTTCGTCTGTACCGCATGGTCAGTAGTGTCACCAATCGCAAATACTTTCTTAACATACTCATCGTCGCCTTTAATGCTTCCTGGCTTGAGGAACGCAAGGCACATAGCGCACGATGAACTGTTACAAGTTCTATGTGCATCTCTGTAGTTATCTACTTGATTAAAGTATGGAACATTGAGAACTTCTGGAGTTGGGGGTTTGGTTCTGAAAATACCAATCCAGTCAGTCTCTGCATCATCTAAGAATTTTTCTGGAAGTTTATCTTCCAACCACTGAACGGCAGCTACATGATTTGCGTTCTTCTCATCATAAAACTTAAAAAAGTTATGAAGATCTAGGGTCATTTGATATTTCTTTAAACACTGAGATATTTATAAAAAAAGCGCCTTTTTGGCGCTTCATTTATTATTCGGTTACCCTAACTTTTTGATTTGCAGTTACATATTCAAGAACTTTATCAGGAGTAGTTTCAACGTAAGGATCATCTGGGCAGTTATCAGACTTACCGGGTTCCACGAAAAGTTTTTCAATGAAACAGTTATCAATAACAGCAGCATAGCGCCAAGAACGATATGCAAATCCAACATTGAATTTTGAAACTAACATATTCATTCCTGAAGTAAATTCCCCATTTCCATCAGGAATCAATTTAACCTTCTCAATTCCAAGAGATTTTCCCCATGCATTCATCACAAATGGATCATTTACGGAAACGCAATAAATTGCATCAATACCTTTTGAAATAAATTCAGAATATTTTTCCTCAAACCCAGGCAACTGATAAGCACTGCAGGTTGGAGTAAAAGCTCCAGGTAGGGAGAAAAGAACAACTCTTTTTACTTTAAAAAGTTCTTCAGTACTGCGAGGAACAAATTCTCCACTTTCGCGGAACATCAAATCTACAGATGGTACAAACATAATCTTTTCAATAAGTTTCAGATAATTGATCTACAGCATAACCCAAAATCACAAAAAATGCAACAGTTGTGATTGTCCAGATTACTTCAGTCATCACCAAACTCCAGGGATTACTTGACCTGTGGTTAGATATGAACCCATAGCAGCAACAATACCGATCATTGCCGCCCAACCATTAATACGTTCTGCCTTTTCTGTAAAAAGTTTATTCATTTGAAAAATCTCCTAATATCTTTTAAGTGTTTAAGAATTTTTTGAAATCTTGTTTTTTTAGTAGTTTCGGAAACTGGTTTCCTTTTAGGATCTGCAGGGATGAATTTGATGTCTGCCCAGATTTCAGTAACCTTTTTAGAATCAAATGGATCCATGATTTTTACTTTAGAAGACTCCAAAAAATAGTTTACCAGTAGCGGCGTAAGAAATCAAGCCAGCTACAATTCCCATCATCGCCCAACGTCCATTAGTACGTTCTTTGACTTGATTGGGAGTGAGCATACCATAGTTTTCGTAGTACATTGTGGGTTCTTTTGCCCACATGTTTTGTTGCCCACGATCATTAGTTGTTACAGTCATTTTCGTTTTATTACGAATTGTTACACAATTATATAGGAAAAAGAAAGGGGCGTCAAGCGCCCCTGGTAGTAATTTATACTTAATTTTGTTAGAAAATCAGAACGTAAACTTAGTCTGGATCACACCACCCCAGTTATCAGAAGCATTTTGGAATGCCTGATTGTTAGTGACATAAAGCAGAGCAGGGGTCACACTGATGTTATCACTCACACGGTACTTGTAGAAGATCTCAAGCATTTGAGCCTTCTCAGAGAGACCAGAAGCATTGCCAGGTTGACCATAAGCAACACCAGCACCATTGCCCTTAGCAAACACATCACTCCACTGAAGACCAGCAAACCAAGTTTGGTTGTTAGTAGCAGCATTAGGAGTTGCAGGACCACTCACGGTGTTCCAACCATAAGCACCGCTCACGGAAGGAATGATACCAGAGGTCTTGGGTTGCCAGTAGGCATTCAGAGCATAACCGTTAGAAGTCTGATTAGATGCAAGAAGACCAGAGTTACCAGCAACACCGTTGAAGGTGCGAACACGGGTTCCTGCAGTACCATAACGGTAACCGAAGGCAGCACCGAACTGAGGAGCACGGTAACCAAGTTGTGCAAGAACGTTCAGAGCACCTGCTTCATTGAACACACCAGTAGAAGAGTCAGCACCGTTCTGAGCAACATAGTTTAGACCAGCAACAATGCCGTTCTTACCTGCATACTGAGCACCAAAACCAGCACCAGTTGCCTTGTTATAAACGCCAGGAGCACCACCAACAGCAAAGAAGTCAAGAACTTCAGAACGATAAGCAGTAGGAATCCAAGCCATCTCGGTGTTACGAACCAGAGGACCAGCGGTAAGAGTTACACCCTTAGCAAGTCCAGGGGTCTGGTAGTACAGACGATCCAGAGTTACTTGATTAGCAAGAGTTTCTGCCTTGTCCAGTTTGAACAGAGAAGCGGAAGAACCAAAAGGTTGACTGGAGAAGTTACCAGAACGCAGACGAGTGCGGAGCAGATCCTTACCAGTGAACGAAGTATCAAGGTTCAGTCGAAGGTCATAATTGAATGCAGTATTACCAACGTTAGTTCCATTAGTAAGTTTTGCACCAGGAACACCACCAAGAACAAAGTTTGCTTCACCACGCAGTTTGGTAGTGGTGGAGAACTGGGTTGCTTCCAGTTGACCAACTTTGGTTTCAAGACTTGCAACTTTACCTTGAATTACAGTGAGTTCATTGCGGAACTCATTAGCAAGACGCTGAAGTTCATCAGTGTTTTCAGTCACACGGTCAAGGCAAGCATTCAGAAGTGCTGCTGCCTCAAAACGAGTCATTGCCTTACCACCACCAAAGGTGCCGTTAGGATAACCAGCAACGCAACCATAACGTTCTACAAGGTTGCTGAGTGCCTGATATGCCCAATCCGAGGGTTGAACATCAGATAGTTGATTAACACTTGTAACCTGCTCAGAAGAAGTATATTGGTTGACTGCAGCCATATTAAGATCTGCGGCATTCGCAGCAACAGGAGCAACCATTCCCAGAGCAACAGGTGCAAGCATCAGTTGTTTGAGTTTCATAAAGTTTGTTTTTTAGTACTAAACGACATTGTACTTCAGGGTTTTACAAACCCTTTGTATTGTGGATTACATGATAGCGCGAGTAATTGGGGCGCTGATCATGCGTGATTATTTAGAGAGTCTTAAGCAAATCTTAAGACTCAACAATAATCATAACAGACTTCTAGGTAATAGTCAATACCTAATTTGGAGTCGGGAGTTCTACTTGAATACTGTTAATTGCATTATAGGCAACGGTTCCTCCAACAAAAATCAGAGGGACGCAAAGCAAAGTAAGAAGAAATAGTTTCATTGTTCTTTTTTAATACCTTGAGAAAGACCAATAGCACTCACAACTCCGGTCAAACCATAAATTCCACCCCACAATCCCAACCAAAGAGAATTGTTGCGATGAATTTGAGAAACTTCTGGAGCAACTTTATGATACTTATAAGCAGCACCATACTCTTGAACATACCACACAAAGCAGGCAGCAGTTGCTGCAGTAGTAACAGTCAGAGCGGAAGCGAGGTAGAAGTTAAGAATTTGTTTCATGATGAAAATTGATCATGCAGTTATTATAAAACGAAAAGGGGGGTAGTGACCCCCCGAGTGGACAGTTTATAAACTGTCTTGATCATTTTGATTCTGCTTCAGTAATTCGTCCAAGATAAGGATCATAGTCCATAAGATCCGAAATTTTTATTTGAGCTCCAGTTTGTTGCCAGAAATTTAAAAGACCATCATGATTAGCTTTGTGGATAGCGTCAATATGATCTGGGTGGATAGAAGATCCAAGTTCAATCCTGTAAAGAAGAAGAGGAATGCTGTAAGTATTTCCTGAATTATAAATCAAATCATCAGCAACTGGACGTGGTTTAACACCATTATCAAGTTTATACTTATCACCACGAACATGATGCTTAAGTAATTTTTCAGCATGATGACGAGTAATTAAGTAGCAAGCTGTTGAAAAATCATTTACAAATCTCTTATGCAGTTTTACATGTAAACTTCCTGTACAAATAATTGCAACTTGAACTACATCCCAATCATAAGGAATTTTTGAATAAAAGTCGTCCCAAGTAAAATCCCAATACTTAACCAGATCTAAGTTACAATCATCTTCCATGATGATTGCATAGGGAGAATTACTTGTCTCATACCAATGCTTGATTGCTTTCAAATGAGAAGTAATACAACCAACCTCACCAGAATTCATCATCTCAGGATACCTACCCGAAATAATATCACTCAAATCGTCATCTCTACCATCATAAGCAGAAATACGAGTGTAATTTTCAATCCCCCAATAGTTGAATTGATATTCCATATATGCTTTTCTATCTGGTTCCCCATCAAGATTGATATAATAGATGGGTCCAAGGTTTTTAAGTTTGTATGCTGACTTGTTTTTATCCATTTTATTTAAAAATACTTTTTGAGGTATGGTTGGGTTGAATAATATTCTAGCAATTCATTCTTGTTCATCTTTTGAATTTTTTCCCACTCTTCCATATTAGATACCATAAAGGGATTACTGAACCAAGAATTTTCTCCTCTAGAATGTTCTAAATGATAGACATAATCATTAATTCTTCCTACATTATAGTCCAAAGTTGTAAATCTGTAAAATCTTTCTTTGTCTTCTGGAGCATATGCTTTAAAGTTTTCATTCTCCATTCCACCGTCAATATAAACTTGACGATTAAAAAATTGTACCCAACCAAAATCAGAAGTATGTAAGTTTGAATTCTTGTTTAAGATATCATAATTTCCTGTCTGCAAAAACTCAGATACAATCTCATCAGTTGCTTTAACTTGTTGCTGATACATTCCCTGTCCATATGGATAGATTACATCATGAGTATGAAAAAGAATAGATTGATATGCTTCATGATACGAATCTAAAGGAAGCAAAACATCACAATCATAATTTACAACGATTTCTGTTTTTGCTTCAGCAATCATTTCATTCAGAACTTTCTGACGATGAAAGAGTGGTTCATTACTCTTTTCAAAAATATGATTGATATTAATATCAACATCAAGAATATCATTTAAAATTGGAAGAGCATCTCTTTGAAAGATAGATTCAGAGTCCACTTCTTTTATAATGATATTAGTATCAAAATTTTCTAAAAGAAATGCTGTCGAAGTAATAACATTACGAAGTCTATCTGGAGATTCTATGCGAATCGGTATTATAAAAGTTGCTTCTGTTAAATCAAATCTCATCTGGATATCTTCTATCTTTAATAAAGTTACTATGCTTTTCGTAAATATACTCGATTTCTTTTGAATTTACCATCCAACTTCCTTCTTCATGATGAAAATAAGCATCATATTGAGAATGCTGCTGACTGCTAATTCTATCATCATGATCTCTATTAGCTACGAGAACTTCTGGAATAATATTGGGCATTCCATTTTTCCATCTCATTCTATGATAGAACTCGGTATCAAGAAAAAGTTTTAATCTTTCATCAAAATAAACTTTCGATTTATTCAAAAAAGAAACCACAGAAGGACTACTTAAAAGATTTCTACCCTCAAGCATGTAATCAGTCCACCGTGGAAGTTTCTCATCATAGAAATTTTTACCATCTTTAGTTCCACAAAATCCACTAAAGGCCCATTTGCATTCTTTGTTTTTATACTGTCTGTGAATTATTTCCAAAGAATCTTTTCTAACAAAGATATCATCAGAAAACATTATTTTAATAATTCTACCAGTACAATTATCTAAAGCAATATTAATATTTTCGCAAGGTACAGATCCAGTATACTTTACATAAGTAAACTCAAAAATATCAGAGTATTCCTCACACACATTCATTATCAAATCATTTTTACTTTGATCAGATACAACAACTTCAAAATTTTGAAAGGTTTGTTCTTTCAAAGATTCTAAAAGTTCTCTCATCCACAAAGGACCATTCTCTCCACGATCATGTGTGGGGATTGCAATAGAAAATTCTTTCATCAGATTCTTTCCCATCTCTGAGGAACAAGATCAGAATCATCCAATTCAGCTTTAGGACCAAACCAGTTTTTAGGAGCAATTACTTTTTTAGAATTAGATAACCAAGCACCCCACCAAGAGAATGACGAATTAGCAATAATATGATAGTCGCACATAGTCATCAAGCAAAGATCAACAACATTACTATTAGATTCTGAAACAAGGAATCTATCAGATTCAAAAATTTCCTGCGCTTTACACCAACGAGCATCATCGGAAAAAATAACAACAGGAATATCGGGATTAAGTTTTGATAGTGCTTCTTCGTAGTATTCCATTGAACAAATAGGGTGATAATTCTCTTTACCCAAATAATCTCCTCTACGAATATGAAGAGAAATCGTCTCTACACCAAAAGAAAACATTTCTTTACATGGTTTTAAAATTTCATCTTTGAAAGAAAAGTCTTTTTTGATTTCTCCTTCAATATGCGAAAAATATTTTTCGGTCTGAAAAAATCCATAAAGATTAATATTATCCTTACAGTTTTCAAATAGGTCTTCATCAAAAGTAAAACTTTTTTCTTGAACGTAAGGAGCGCCAAGAACCTTAACTTCTTTCACGGACTCCAGTTTAAAAGCATCAAAAAGCTGATGATCTTTTTCTTCACCAGCTTTTGGTTCTACGCGAAAATCACTCGGAGGAATACACCAATCATATCCATGTTTTGCTGCAATTCCTCTCAATGCGGCGTACTGGAACATTTGATTTCCAAGTCTTCCATTTCTACCTAAGTGGTTATAACCAATCATAATTACCTCATCTAATATCCTGAACAAAAAAGTGAAATCCAAATGTATCTACGCCATCATGGTACGGTGATATATGTCTTTCTTTTGAAAATTTAGCTGCAACTTCTACTGGAGCAAACTTACATCCTTGCTCCTCATATATATGCCTATTGTGTACACATATATTTCCATCTTCAGATGTAGATCCATACCCAAAATGCTTGTAAAAATCTCCTTTATTTACATCCCATTCAATATAAGTATTTTTTGGTACGTCAAGAAGTTTTTTACTCCTAAAAGAGAACCCACCATTACCAACAGAAATGTGCTCCCCAAAAGGAGTTATGAATGATGCTTCTTCCCATCTCCAGGGAGCTCCGATGTAATCATAGTTGAACCATTCATTGTCCCATTTCCACGGTCTAATAACATACCCATCCGGTTGAACAAGTAAACAATACTCAGTATCGATATGTTGAGTAAGATTATAGATGCAATAATAGTTGTAATCATGGATTGATTCTATTTTATAGCATTGAGAAAATTCAATTCCTTCGGGAAGATCTTTGGGATTTTCATGAGTAATTAATTTGGTAGCACCAAAATTAATTCCCTCCATACTTTTTTGGAGTGCATATATTGCTCCAGGAATATTGTTCGATGAAATGCAGAATAAAGTTACATTTGAAAGATCAATCATGCTCTTTTTATATAAACAATTATTTGATTGCTATACGATTGTTCAACTCTACCACTGTCGTCAACTAAGAACTCATCACCCAAAGAATTTATACAAGCTAGATGATCTTCTAGTCTACTTTGCGTATCTGGATTTCTTACAATATATGAAAAATCAGACTTAGAAATAATATTATCAAAGTAATCCAATTGAGTCAATCTGTCACACTCAGAAAGAGAGTTAACTGCAATTGAAAGGTCAATATTAGAAAAGGATTTATCAGTCAGTTCTGTGCAGGGTAAAGTCTTCACTTTATTTTCAAGGGAAGGAAATTGGGCGATATACTTCTCAACCAACTTACATGTTTCAGGAAGATCAATTAGTGTATATGTTTCAAATTCAATGAATCCAGATAAAATTAGACACAAACCCCCATATCCACCACCAATTTCGACAACATTTTTAATTTTTGAAATGTCTCCGTGGTCTTTTACAAATTCCAAAATATCAATTGCATTAAAAGCAAACTTCAATGTTGATGGAGAAAAACCACCAATTCGTTGATCCTCGTATATATCAGGGTTTCCCACAGAATCATTAATTTTAAACTTTTCCAAATTACTTAGAAAAATATCCTTTTCATTATGCTCAAGAATGTGATTCAAATAAGTATCAAATAAAAGTCTTGGACCACCCTCAACAATTGGACGATAAGATTCATTTTTTTTAAAATTTTTAAACTCATCATCATCACATACATGAAGACATGCTTTAGCATAATCTTCTAGAACATTTTGATCTGCAGCAATCCAACCATGCAATCCTTTTTGTTGTAATTTTTTCATTTTTTTCCTCATCAATAGACGTAATTGTAATTATCTCTTTCTTCTTTACAAACTGATCCGGGGTAAAGATCTCCATCTCTATCCAACCATAACCACCTTTCATCAGAAACAATACCATCCCAAGGTCTCCACCAACCAGAAGATCTAGACCAATCAAACCAATACTTAGGAACTATAACGTTCTTTAGTTCTTTATTAGTCCATACAGGCCAGAAAGCAAAAGTAGATGCAGATATGATTGCATACTTACAAGTATTTAAAATACTATAATCAATAGAAACTGGACCACCTGGATAGGTATACCAAGAAATATTTTTTTGATATAGATCTTTTTCTTCGGAAATTGCAGATCCAACAACCTCGACACCAGGAATTAACTTTCTAGCAGTATGAGGATCATCAGTAACAATAACAAATTTGATATTAGGGTTATTATCAAGCATGTGCTTCATTGCAGTTTGATAATACTCTGAAGGAAGCATAGAATGTCCAGTAGTATAATCGCCACCACGAACTTGAATTACACAAATATCTTCAGAAGAATAATCCGTAATTTTATACTTATCATCATAAGACAGCCAATCGCAAATCTTATCACGATAATCTTCAATATATTTCATTCTTTGAAAATCACCATTTAGATAAGTATTGTCTTTAATTGTAAAAAGACTTTCATCAACATATCCAATTGGACCTACAGGACCATGTACCCAATGTTCGTGATAATAAGAATCAATTCCTTCAGGAAAAATTTCTGGAACATCAGGATCAGTTTCAATATTTAAATCAATACTCTTACCAAAATCAAAATCAAGAAAAGGTCCACGCCAACCTGGGTGACTAATTGCATAATCATATCCAAGTCGATCTGCAAAAACTCTACATGCTACTGCTCTCCAAATTTGATTTCCAAGTCCAGCATGTTCATGAATGCTTACTGCTAACATAATTAAATCCTATGGTATTTGTTACTGTATTTTTTTCTAAGAATGGTCAAACCATTGTTCCAAGGGAGAGTTGCCCATTCCCAAAATTGAGGGTTTAGTTCTGCAACTGCCCTATAAGGTCCACCCTCTGCCCACTGACCATCCCTCAAAGTTAGGTCAGAATGATAAAATGGATCAGTGTTCCCATACATTAAATCATGCAACAAAATAATGCTGGTGGGACCAACTAGTTCATCCAGAAGTTCTAATTGACGCTTAACATGAGGATATGAATGCCAATCATCAACATATGCAATATCAATCTTTTTATCTTTAGGCCACTGTTCAAGAAATTCTATACTGTCCTGTTTGCAAAACGTATAATTTCCATTGTTCGGTTTGAATTCTGTTGGTGGATTAATGTCTACCGACCATAGATGACCATTATTTAATTTTGCCGCTTCATACAAAGGTTCCGTTGTATGCCCCTCTCTAACTCCAAGTTCAACATAAGTTTTACCTTTTGAAGCTAAAGCGATTGAAAAAATTGAAATAATATGTCGGTCAGAATCTAGACCTCCATGCAATGCTTTATTGCAAAAGTTATTTAACGAGTTCATTTATGCTTGAATACTTATTTACAATATTATCATAAAAATAAGGAAGGGTCAATCCATCAAGATTCATAGACTTAATTTTTTGATAAAGATACTCATTCTCTACCAAAATATCTTCAGTTAAATCTTCGTATTGATCTACAAAAAGTACAGGATAATCTTTAAATAATTCCTCCAGATATGGATGTCTCCTCATTACAGGAACTCTTCTAAGATATATTACTTCCCAATTTCTGTGACAATCTAACGCATTACCAATTGGGCATATCATAAACTTATGATTTAAAATCTTTTTTAGAAAAGATTCGTAATCAACTCTTTCCTTATCAACTAGTGCCCATTCTTTATTCTCAAATATTTCATTAATTCCAGATCTTTCTTTTAGATTAGTATTAATGCTATGATTTATGTATAAAAGATTGCTTGGGGTAATATTATTATCCATAATAGATTTAAGGATCTGATTCCTATTATCATGAGGACTCATTTGCCTTTGTAATCCATAAGGTGCAGGAATAACCTTACCACCCCAGGAAGATGCATTTGCAGCAGAAATACATAAAACATTATCTGGAATCAAATCAAATATAAAATCATCTATAGGAGTATCTTCTAAATTTGTAAAGATTATAAAATTCATATCTTTAAAGTGAGAACACAACTTTAAAAGATCACTATTTTCCATTAAGGATTGAACGTATTTTTTATCTTCTGGCTTTACTTCTTTAATGTCTCTTTTATAAAGTCTTATATTATCAATAAAAAGAGTCATGAAATTACGACTCTTTTTTATTTCAAATACTTTACTTACAAATTCAAGATTAGTTAAATTTGCATCTTTCATAAAAGATGTAAAAATATTCCCCCATTGTCCAGACTGATCTCCGAAGGAATAATCACATAAATCAGAAAGTGCTACACCCTCGATCAATTCCATGGTTTAATAAATTCAGAATACTTTTCTTTATTGTTGAGAATATATTCAGGAAAACTATCATCCAAAGGAACTGTAGGATAAACGACTCCCCTATTTAAAGGGTCTAACCCATTTTTAATTTTTTCTTCTGCGGTGTCTACAATCTCAGGTACATTCATATGACAGTCTGCACATGCAGATAATTTTGCTCTGAATTTTTCAGCATCTCCAAAATAACTCCAATGCCATCCACCAGATTCTATTTTGTATGCTGTTTCAGCACTTTGTCTTAATTGATCCGCACTAATTTTTTTCAAATGTTCCCAAGAACATATTCTACTACCAATCCAATTTTCTTGGTAAAGGATGTTTAATTTGTAATAGAATGATCTTTGAAGGCAAGCATAGTGATTATCAGAATCAAACCAATCCAAATCTTCTAAAATATAAGGATTAATAATTTCATCAGCATCACTTACAATTACAATATCATCATCCTTTACTTCGGCTTTCAACAAACCATAAACAGTACAATCTCTAGCGTATATGTCCCTCTGGTATCTTAGAGGTATTTCATAAAAAGGTTGCCCACAATTAACATCAATATTTTTATATGGAGTATGATACTGTTTCTTCTCAATATAATCAGAGAAATCAGTAGGAATAGTTTCAGTTACATTGTGAATAATCTTATCATTAAACTTTGAAAACTTATCTTTATTCTCCAAATAATAAAGAGGTTTTTCTTTTCCACTGATAGTAAATGGAGACTCCGTAAGAACAAAGTAATCAACTACATCATTTAAGACGTTGAGTCTTAATTCTAAAAGTTCTAGTTCATTGAAAAATCTAAAAGTATCAAAAATTCTCATATCAATCTTTTGCGATTACAATTAGACCATTGTTTTCTTCTGTCTCATAATTAATCTCCCATTCGGGATTTGCTTCTAGGAATTCGTCAATTGCTTTTCGGATTCCACCTTCTCCACTCAAACTATCCCTGTTTGGATGATTCACATCCATACTAGGATACCCTTCTCCCTTCTTACCATAAGTGTAGGTATCATGGAAAGCAATATATTTCCTTACTTTTCCTGCATGAAGTTCCAATTCTTTCTTAAGTTGATCATAACAATGCCATGTATCAATAAAGAGAAGATCGGTTTCTTCGATCTCAATAGTCAGAACATCAGCACCAATATACTCACAATTGACTCCCTGTTCTTTTGCTTTTTCAAAAATAGAAATCAATTGATTAACTTCACGAGCTAGATGAGGTTCTGGGTTTTCATATTGATAATCGTAAGAAACAAACTTCTTAGGATTTGCATACAGGAAAGCCCTAGTGCTATTTCCTCCTCTTGCTCCCATTTCAGTTACATGATCACAATCATTTGCGTACTGATACAAGACTGGTAGATGCTGGTAAATATCAGATACATAACATTCACATGCCTCTTCGTAAAGTTCTTTCAAACTAAATGGTTTTTCTACCTTTGTCTTTTTGTTTTTTGGTGTGTATACAAGAACTTGTGGTTTCATTTTTTACTCCTTCCAGTAGTCATAAATTCCTTGGTTAACTTCATAGTCCATATTCTTCACTTTTCGATTTGGTTCTTTCATAGCCCAAACAAAAACGCTCTCGATTAATTCATCTAGATTAGTATTATCTTTAAATTCTAATACTGTTTTTGCTTTCGTATGATCACAATAAGCGTGTTTTACTTCATGTCTGGGTTGACCATGTTCAATCGGAACATCATACCCATATTTTTTACCAATCTTTTGTACGGTTTCTGCAACTTGATTTAGTGAGAAATATTTGTCTGCACCGATATTAAATATTTCCCCATCATGATCTGTTAAAAGTTTATCAAATGGTTCCATGTAATATTTAATGTCTGAGAAGGCACGGGTTTGCTCCCCATCACCATAAACAAGAATTGGTTGTCCGTTTAAAGTTTTTCGGATAAAAATACCAATTACATTACGATATCGATCCCAAATATTTTGATAAACCCCAAGAACGTTATGAGGTCTCACAATATTGTAGCGAAGACCAAATTGTTCATGAGCTAATCTCAAATCACATTCAACAGCATACTTAGCTACACCATATGGATCAATTGGTTGCGGTACTTTATCTTCAGTAAATGGAGGTTCCTGAGCTCCGTATACAGCCATGCTAGATGTAAAAATCATCTTTGTATTATGATTAATACATTCGTTAATCAAGTTTGCCGAACAAATAAGATTATTTCTATAGTTATAATTTCGGATAAAAGGAGATAATCCTTCAGCAGCGTAAGCAGCAAAATGAAGAAGAACATCTGGTTTATGTTCTTCAAAAAGTTCTACAATTTTTTTTCTCTTTTCAAGATTCAATTTTACAAAAGTAAAATTTTCTCCCTTAGGAACAAAAGCTTTGTGTCCACCAGACAAGTCATCAATACCAATTACTTCATGTCCATTGAGAAGAAGATGCCGAGTATAATTAGATCCAAGAAGACCAGCACAACCTGTTACAAATATTTTCATTTGTTCAATCCATAATTAACAATAAAATTTCTTTGCTCTTCAGTGTTATACCACCCTCCACCCTCATGAGGATGAATCTTAATATAATCTTCCAATTCCATTTCATGAACAGTTACATCTGTACCATAAAATATACTATGATTTAAGTTTTCAGTCAATAGCAAATTGGTTGTGTAGATATCAGTAACATTACTAGAACACAAAGCAGAAGCCATTGCAAATGTACCAACACCAGACAGTCCCACATGTTTTGCTCTCATGATTGTCGCAATATCTTCAGCATTACTCAAATGTTGAATTTTAATTCTATCAATTTTTTCTAGTTCAAAAATAAGAGGATTATTTCTATCTTGTTGTGTAACTATAATTACATCTTTAAAAGAATCAATTAAGTTTAAATAAAATACTAAAGGATTTTGAACATAGTTTGTTGGTGGATCAAAAATTTTATGATAAACATCACTACTCCTCAAATGAATAACAATTGTATCATCATCAAATGGTTCTTGAACATTGACTTTTAAATTTGGTGCAATATATTCTCTACATATTCTACGCATATTTGAATAAAGATACTCTCGGGGAAGACCGATTTCATTACCCCCTTCAAATAAGTCAGTTGTGGAATTATACCACTGCTGCCAGGCAAAAAATCTACCAGATAATAAAGATTCTTGCTCCTTATCCCCAAAGGAAATTGTAAACTTATTTATAATTTCATGATCTAAGTTTTGAATAAAATTAGTTTTTTTACTCTCAGATAACATAATAGCGTTTGCAGTTTGTTGAATGTTATTTCCAAACTGCCCAGACCAATGCCCAATAGTGTAACTCATTCTTTGCTCTTAATAAAAAGGTCTACACACTCAACAAAGTGACTTTCAAATGGTTTCCATCTCTCCTCAGGAACTATTTCCGGATCCACATACCAATCTTCAAATGGATTATTTCCATTAGCTACATGATAAGCAACTAATTTGTAACCAAGATCTTGCAACATCTCTCTAGACTCTTTAACAACATCTTGATTTCCACCAACATATACATCAGTCTCAAATGTTATAACATTAAATCTGTATTTTTGGTGATCAATTGCTTTAAGTGCCGCTAGAGTTTGTCTTGCAGGTTCAATATCTACTTGCAAATAATCTATTCTATTTGGAAGATTATATTTCTCAAATTCCTCCGCGTAGTTAACACTAGTAGCATCGCAAGTAACAATTGGATTCTTTCTTTCATTCTCAAACATCTTATTAAGAAGTTCATCCCTATCAAAAGAAACTCCAGACCAACCAAACTCACTTTCTAAAATATAAGTATTATTGTAATCAATAGGATAACTTGATCCTATTTCTACATATGTACCATTCCTTTTTCCGTCAAGAACAGTAAGAACAAAAAGATCTTGATATGCTTGAGAGTAAGTTCTTACAATTTTATCAGATCCATTGAAACTATGAAGCAATTCATCCTTATAGGCTTCATAATAAGTGTTAATGTTCATTCAAAATCTCCAAACAAAAAATACAAAAAACAATTTAATTTAAAATATTTATAGGTTAATATCAAACACGTTTTCAGAAATATCAAATCTTGAATTAAAAAATTTTACTCGATCATAATATTTCTCACACAATTCTTTTTTAACTTTGCTTATAACTGCTTCATTATCAATTACATAAACCTCATATCCAGCATCTAACAGCATAGTACAAAGTTTATATTGTTGACTTTCTGTTATAATATCTGTTCCTTTTTTATAAGAAATATAATCAAAACAAAATGGAATGCTTTTATTTGTATTTTTATTAATAAAATAGTTGAATAAAAACTTAGAATGCTCCTCATTAAAATTATCAGTGGTCATTCCAAGATTATATTGAAGTCCAAGTTTTTTTGCATAAGCAGAAAAAGAACGATTGTCTCTTGGTAAGCATGGACCACCAAACCCATATCCATATTTCAAATACTTACTACCAACTCTAGTATCAGATCCAATTGCTTTAAGAACATGATCAATCTCATTCTCAAGACCTGCGAGAGTCATGACTTCGCCAACCATATTTGCATAACTGATCTTAGTAGTTAAGAAACAATTAACAGCTAACTTTACAATTTCAGCGGCAGTATTGCTCATTAGATTAATTTTTGGTTCGGAGATTTGAATCTTTCGGTAAATATCACATATATGTTCATATACTTTAGATTCATGCCCACCAACCAAAACCATATCAGCATACTGAAGATCTTTGACAATCGATCCTTGAGCAATAAATTCTGGATTGTAAAAGACATCTACACCATATGCACTTAATTGTGATTGGAACTCATCACAGTCTCCCGGATTTGTAGTGCATCCAACTACCAATGTTTTCCCACTAACTGGGAATGGGCAATTTTTAAAATCATCTATAACTTGCCAGACGGCACTAACATCATAATCCCCAGAAGATAAGGATGGTGTGGCGACAAGAGTGTAAATAATATCACACTGCTTGATGACTTCTATATTACACAAAACTGCATTAAAGTTTTTAGCATCATCAAGCATCTCCGCAACTTGTGGTTCATTTGTATTGATGATACGGTTATTAAGTCCAATCACATAATCATCTCTACAATCAGAGACGATCACATCATATCCTGCTTTTTCTAACAAAAGAGCAAAGCAAATTCCAAGTCTCCCTGCTCCAATAACTCCAATCTTCATAGTTTAAACGTAGGAATAGAATTCATTTTATGTTGATTTTGAGAGTTGAACTTTGCAAGAATTTCAACTGCTGGTCCAGTTCCATTCTCCATTGCCTCTTCAAGTTCGGCATAAGAAACTCCGATCTGATCTTCATCAGTTCTTCCGTCTTCCCAGAGACCATCCGTAGGTTGTGCATCAATAATACGTTGATCTACACCAAGATGCTTTCCAAGTTCCCATACCTCAGTTTTATAGAGATCAGCAATAGGAGCAATATCAACTCCCCCGTCACCATATTTAGTATAGAATCCTACACCGTAATCCTCAACTTTATTTCCAGTTCCAACTACAATACCACCAACAGTTCCGGCAACTTGATACAAAGTCACCATGCGAATACGTGATTTTGTATTAGCATTAGCAAGTGAATTAGTAGTATATTTGTTACTATCAGTCCACCAATTTAAACTATGAATAAATTTTTCATAGACACCAGAAAGTTCTACACGAATTCTCGTAACATTTTCATACTTTTCTTCTAGTACTTTTGTGTAATCGTCAGACAAACGATCATTATCAATACTAGAAAGTAAAGGCATTGAAAGTACATAAGTTGGTAGTCCAGTTTCTGCACAAAGAGTAGAAACTACAGCAGAGTCAATACCACCAGAGACACCAACAACAAGAGATTTGATTCCATTAGAGATAGCATATTCTCTAATCCAGGCAACAATTCTTGTCTTTAATTCAGAGTAATCAGTAATACGATTCATAGCACAATCCAATTTTCAACATAGAGATCTTTTGTATCTTTATCAGCATAAGCGGGTCCGAACCACATTTTTGGTGCGATTACTTTTTTATTGGGATTAGAAATTAACCAAGCACCCCACCAGCTCATAGAACTATTAGCAATAATAGCATGAGAACATAAAGACATCAAGCATAAATCAGCATATGGAGTATAAGATCCATCAGGATATTTTTCGTGTGGTTCCGAAATTAAAAACCGATCCCCAGAAAAAAATTCTTGCCCCCTAACCCATTCAGGAGAATCGGAGAAGACTACTACTGGTTGATCATCATCAAACTCAGCAAGAGCCTTTTCATAATATTCAATGGGTTGAACTGGATGCTGATCTCCGCATTGAGTATAAGACCATTTAAATCCACGAGGATCTGTAAGATTAGGATCTCCTCTACGCACATGAAGCATAATTGGTTCACCTTCCAAAGAATTTATCATCTCAGTACAAGGTCCAAGATGCTCATCGTGAAAGGTAAAGTCTTTGCGTATTTCATCAGAGATATGCTTGAAATATTTTTCGGACTGAAAAAATCCATGGAGACTTACATTATCCGGACACTGTTCAAAAAGTTCTTCATCGAAATGAAAAAATCTTTCACCAATATATTTGAAATGCTCAACAAAATTTAAATTTCCATCCTTTACGGATTCTAACTTAAAGCACTCGCTAAGACTATAATTTTCAATTCCTTTTTTATGAAATGGAGGAATACACCATTCATATCCATGTTTAGCAGCAATACCTCTGAGAGCGGCATACTCAAACATCTGGTTTCCAAGTCTTCCAAGATTTCCAATTTGATTAAATGCTAACATTTTCAAATCTCCACAGGTGTAGTTTTTTTCCAATAAACAGCTGAACATCCTACTCCAGGAGGAAGTTTTTCAGGATCAATACAAGGCATCATTTCATCAACAATATTGTGTTTTTTTCTAAATTTTTTTACTGCAAGCACACATCCAGGTATACCATAGTCATCAATAATACAATACCCACCAATAGATAATTTAGAGTACAGATAGTGTAAACTTTCTATTGTCGCTTCATAGGTATCACCGTCCAAACGAAGAACAGATATTTTTTCAATATCACATTTTGGAAGGCTATCTCTAAATAATCCTTCAACAAATATTACTTTATCTGCATCTAAAGCATTAAATTTTTTAAAATTATTTTTAACGTCATCCAAACTAACTATTAGATCTTCAAGGTAATGTTTATCTTGTTGATCTTCGGGATATAGATATGGCTCAGGTGCTCCATTAAATGAATCTGCTACCCAAACTTTTTTATCAGATTTTAAATTTTGAAGAACATGATACGCATAAATGCTTCCACCTCCTCTCCAAACTCCACATTCTATAAAATCGCCTTCAATGTTATTTTTAACAACATCAACTAAACATTCCTCAATATTGTCGAACATTTCCCACAGTAACATTGATACTCTATTCTCATAATCAACATCAAGAGAAACTTGGTCTTGAAAATACTCATCAGATGATACTATTTCAAAATCACTAAAGTTCAAGTCTTTTTTTATAGATTCAATAAGGTCCAATTGAGACTTAGTTAATAAAGTATTTTTAACTGAAGTGTTTATGATCTCTTTTTTTGGTTTCGGATTCTCGTGATATATGATCTCATATGGATGAAGTTCTTTTTGAAGTTTTTTTAAATCTATCATGTACAATCCCCTTTCATAGCCGAAAATACTTTTGCAATTCCTTTTTCAATAGTTGTTTTCGGAATCCACCATTTTGAAAGATAAAGATCTGGACGATTCTTTTTATCCATTTGAACCGAATCTTTTTCTGCTGATGGAAGAATTTCGACTTTTTTACCAATAATATTAAATTGCCCCAAAATCATATTAGCAATATCAATGATCTTTGTGGGGTGGTAACTTGTGATATGAAGATTATCTTCTGAAGTAAAATCATTATAGTTATTCATGATCGTTTCCAACGCTTCGCAACAATCTTCAGCATAAAGAAACTCTCTTTCTTCTTGACCATCAGTAAGCATATCAATTACACCAGTCTCAAATCCTTTGCGAATAAAGTCTGTGATAACGTGTGCTTTCTCATGATCTTTCTCAATCCCATAAACATTCCAAAACTTTACAATCAAACCATTCAATGACTTAGTATAAAGTTCACCAACGTTCTTAAGTACACCATAAGGAGAGTAACTCATATTACTCATTTGAGATGATGCGAAAACAAACCTCTTATTATATTTTTTAAGAAGTCCAAATGCATTCGCCATCAAACGAGCATTATTATCAATGAATTGGAAAGTATGTTGATACTTTTTGAGATAACGAGAACCACCAACATCAAATGCAAGGAAGAATACAAAATCAGTATCTTCGATTACTCTATGAAGTTCTGGATTGGGGATCACAGTCATGTCTTGATGTTCGCCATTAACAACATCAAACTCATGAACTTCGTGTCCTTTATCACGAAGATATTCTGTCAAATAGGCACCAATCTGCCCACTAGATCCAAGCACTGTAATTTTCATTTCATTCAATTAAATAAACTGCGATAAACTTCCCAATAGTTCTTGGTTTCTTCTGGAAGATACTTTGTATAATTTGATAAATCTTTTACTAGGTTTAAAGTATTTCTATATCCAACAATTTCCTTTTCCAAATTAGTAATTAGATCCTGCACATTCCTATCCTGATAAACGGAAGATCTATTATAAACCACAGAATTTGGAAAATAATGCTGAAGAATGTACCCTCCCCAAATATCATCCATTCTACCAACATGAGGTAAAACTGAGTAATAAGGAATAACTTCACGAGCCAAAAAAGTATTTTGACTATTAAATGGTGCAATAAAGTTAGAGCAATATGGTTTTGTTATCTCAGAATATTTTACAATTGGTTTAATAGAAAGTCTAGCCATTGCATCAATATCAGGATCCCCATCCCACAAATCTGCCTGAACTAAAACTTTTCTTTTTGTTTTCCCCTTATACTCAACATTATGTCTAGTGGGGACATATTCTATTGGATATCCACGATGCCAAACTTGATTACTTTTAGTTACCGATAAAGGATCAAAAACATCATGCTTTGTTGGTTCATACAAATCACACTCAATTTCTTTTCCAACATACAAGTCAGATCCCCAATCATCATAAGGAATATTATCATCATCTACGGTTGCTACTACATCTGCACCAAGATTATATGCTTCAACAAATCCAACGTTTCTTCTTTGGATAGACTTCCACCCAATTACATCAGATAGTTCTTTATATTTTTTTTCTTGATAATCTGGATGCAAATAAATGCAATTTAATTTTTCATATTCTGAATGTGGAGTTTTAGTATCTCCAACAACAATTAAAGTCCAATCATTAAATTCACAAAATTTATGAGTGGCTATTGTTGGACTATTAATTGTTGTTGTTACAATATACTTTTTCATTTCTTAAATCCAATATATTTTTCTACAAATTTTTCTGTAGTATATTCGTTAATTGCTTTATTGTAAGCGTTGTCGATAACGTTCTGATAGTCAGAATAATTTTCCAAAATGCTATCTAGTTTATACTGAAGATCCTCTTCACTTTCAAAATAAATAAAATCTTCATTTTCAACAAACCACTCTTCAATAACATTGTATTTGTCTTTTAGAACTAACATTAAAGTTCTAGAAAAAGCGGCTTCAAAAGTTCTACTTTTTAATTGAGGTGTACCATAAGATAACATATTATGGATAATAGATATTTTACTCTGAGAAACTAGTTTTAATTTCTCAACATAACTGACTCCTAAATTTGTTTCAAGCCCATTTTGGAGAGCAAAAGAAACATATCTATAGTTATAGTTGGAAATTATATTTGCTAGTCTTCTAACATGAGGAATATTAACAAATCCAGTATAGATTACATCATATAATTTTTCAGTTTGTTCTGGAATATATTTTTCATTAAACGGAAAAAATACATTTGTTCTTCCTTTTCTTCCTGTTGCATTTGGACTAACAATAGTAAAAGCCTTATCAACATAAGGTAAATAAGAATCCAAGTCGTAAGGATCTGAATAAGATCCATCAACTTCTGGTTTTAATTGTTCTTCTAAACAAAGAAGATATTTTGGAACATCTGCTGGTTCTTTAATTGATGGATCAGGTAGACATCCGATAAACAAAAGACAATCATTAGCCTTATCGGAAAAGTCTTCAAATCCAAGCATTCTAACTGGATCATCAGGGTAGTTTCCCTGAAAATGAGAAATAACTTTCATGATTATAATAAATTATTTTGAATTATTAATTTGTTCAGAAATCCAAGCGTATGTTTTGCGAATACCTTCTTCAAGAGATTGTTGATAGTCCCAACCAAGTTCTCTGCGGATCACATCATTGTTTGAGTTACGTCCACGAACACCAAGAGGTCCATCAATATGATTCTTTTTAACCTCCTTACCAGAAACTTTTGCAGCAGTTTCTACAAGTTGGTTGATAGTAACCATTTCTTCAGACCCAATATTCACTGGTCCAATAAAATCAGAATCCATCAATCTTCTAGATGCTTCAATGCACTCATCAATATAAAGGAATGAACGAGTCTGTTTACCATCTCCCCAAACATCAATAGTACCTCCTTCTTCTGGAAGATATGCTACTTTACGACAGATTGCTGCTGGTGCTTTCTCCCTTCCACCTTCCCAGGTTCCTTCTGGTCCGAATATATTATGGTATCGAGTAACACGTACAGGAATATTATAGTTGCGATGATAAGCAAAGTAGAGGCGTTCTGAGAACAGTTTTTCCCAACCGTACTCAGAGTCTGGATTAGCTGGATATGCAGATTCTTCACGACAATCAGGATTATCAGGATCTAATTGATTATGTTCTGGATACATACACGCAGATCCAGAATAGAAAATCTTAGTTTTGTTTACTTCTTTTAAATCATTTAGTTGACGTTGTGCTTCAAGAACATTCAGATTAATGGTGACTGAGTTGTGCATGATATCAGCATCGTTCTCTCCACTGAAAACAAATCCTGCACCACCCATATCAGCAGCAAACTGATAGATCTCATCAAACGGTTCGGCAAACCTATCTACAATTTGATGATAGAAATTGCCAAGATAACCAGTGAACCGAATACACCGCTCAACGAATCTCAAGTCTCTCAAGTCTCCTTGAATAAATTCATGCGCCTCAGTAGAAGAAAATTCTGGACGCTTAAGATCTACACCGCGAACCCAATATCCCTCTGCTCGCAGTCTTTTTACCATATGACTTCCAATAAAGCCACCAGCACCAAGAACAAGTGCTGTTTTAGTGTATTGACTCATAAATCAGTTAATTACTCATAGTATATATTATACTAAAAAAGGTGGGTTTATGCAACCCACCTTCGGTAACTCAGGCTCGCCACCAATTCTTTGACTGGAAATTGGAAACCAGGCGGGAGAGAGTCCCATCCGCACCACTTGCTTTTTGATGGAAAAGCAAGAAACCATAAGGGGTCATTTTGACTCCACCAGTTCTTTTTAAGTCTCTCCGTGACTAAGGGGGGTTACTCCCGACCAGGGTTTTTAAAGACTCTCCATGTCTTCAAAATCATCATCTTTCACATAACAAGGTACTCTATCTGGATCCAACCATTTTGCATATTCAATGTCTTCCATTGCTGTAGAACATTGAAGAACATTATCAAAAAGATAGATATCGTTCCAACGTTTGGTATATTCATTTTGTTTTTGCATACGGTAATCGGGTTTACCGTTGATCTCAAGAATACCCGCTTCAATAAAGCGATATCCTTCTCTTTCCAAGAGAACCTTAGTCATGCTTCAACAGACTCAAGATCACCAGCGACATATTCCATTAGCATTTCATAATCATCCAGGGGATCACCAGAGAACACTACACCTTCGTTCTCATAGTACCGACGAACCTTTTTGTAGAGTTTCGGATTCTTTACATCAAGGTAGAAATCACCATTTGCGGCACCACGAAGGGTTTGAACGTCTTTCTTGAATTTAGCAGTTAGAGTCATTGATTTGAATGTTGACCTTGTTATTATAAGGTTTTGACTTTTAGAAGTCAAGTAGGACAGTTTAGTTTCTGTCCATGCTCCTTGCGTGGATCGAACACGCCTCAGGCGAATTATGAGTTCGCTGCATTCACCAGATTGCTAAAGGAGCAAGGTAGGACTGCTGAGACTTGAACTCAGTTCACACCGTTATAAGCAGTGGGCCTTAACCCATAGGCGACAGTCCCATAAAATTCACGAAGCTTCTTCGTGGTCAGTGTGGATTCGTATGACTTCCTCATCCACTTTACTTTTTATTTTATTATCTTCAAATACTTCTATAACTTCTTTGTAAGGAACTATAACTGCGTTTCCATGTTCACTAGTTATAATAAATGTTTCTCCATTTTCTACTCTAGAAATAAGGTTATCAAAATCCTTTTGAAACTCTTCAACAGTAAACTTTTCCATTAGATTCGGAGACAAGTTCTTTAAATTTGTTAAGATAATCATACAGCAAATCAAACTCGTAGTCAACCCCATTATCCATCGTGATAGAAATTTTAATGTTTGAAGGATCCAAGTGTTTTTCAAGTATCCATACTTTGTAGTAAGATCTAAAAAATTTACAAACAATTTTAAAGTCTACCTGTTCAAAAAAATCTGCTTCAAGATCAATAGAAGTCTTTTTACTTGGATGAAAAACTTTTATTCTATAATAATCATCAGAAAACCACTTCATATGATTTCTAACATGTTCACAATGTTCTCTAATATCAAAATCTTTATTATTATAATAATGAACTGAAAAAAGATTTAAAATGTTTTCAATGTATACTGCATTATATTCGGCAATATCATTAGGCATTATTTTAAAGTTCCATTCCATATTTGGAATAAATCCACAAATGAAATGACTTATATCATGTGATGGTTTTGTTGGTGGTGGTTTAGGAGATGAAAACGATTCTTCATATTGCTCATGAAAGATCTTATAATAAACCTTTCCATATTCCCAAGACCATTCGATTTTTTTTAATACCATAATCTTTTAATCGGGGCGACAGGGATCGAACCTGTGACCTCTGGTTCCCAAAACCAGCATTCTACCGCTGAACTACGCCCCGTTGTTTACTCTTCAAATTCTACCACAGGTCCGTCACCTTTGGCAACTACTTCTTCTAGGAGATATTTTTGAACCTCTCCAAACGTCTCAAAAATTTTTTTTTCATTTTCAAATTCAACCCACCAACAAACATCTGATTCTGTGGGGTACTCAATTTCATCTTCTGTTTTTGGAATTGCTTCAATAATCATGTGAGTGTTAATACCATGCTTTTTTTCAGCCTGCATAATAACACTCATTAAAGGAAGATCTGTGATATAACTCATATTATTTTTTCTGTTTATCTTTATGTATAATCATTATACCTATGATTGGTGGAATGATCAACCCACCACCACAAAGTCCTATCCATATAGGGCTTGATGCTAAAAATTCTACTAAATGAAACATTAATATCCCCTCCAAGTTTTAAATTCATGATAAAAATATTGATCTACAACAAAATTATCCAAAGGAGCATTTTCTTCCCTATGAGCCCACTCAATACAGAAATCTACAATTTTACGATCATGTAATGAACTGTGACCCCACATTCTTACAAACGCAGAGGCAGCAAAGTGATACCGTTGTTTAATGTGCGGTCCCATTTCCCTTATAATCTTTGGAGTCATAATATCCTCCTTTTGTTCCGAAATAGATTGTAGATAAAACAAACGGAATTGAAACAAATAATAGTGCTTTTGCTAATAACATCAAACCATCTCCATTGCTCTTGTAAGTTCAATATAGTGATTCATTTCATCAACTGCAATCTCTGCGATCTTGGTATCCTCCTGATGATCCCACAAATAATTGATGTAAGTTTCTGTGGCGTGAAACTCAATACCTGCGTTCAGGTGATAAGCAGAAACGGGAGCAATAAAATAATAACCCACCAGAATCCAATAATAGATGAGAACCAAATGATAAGCGAAAAAGCGATCAACCCAGCGATCTGCTCCGCCACGATGCTCCATTTCAATAAGGTGTTCCGTTTCATTGATGGTTTGTGCGAAGTGTTCTTTCATTAAGTAGTAATGAGATAGGTCTCTGAGTCCTAGAGATTCTTTAAGATGAAGCACACTCACAAAAGCAAAGTAAGGTGCTCTTGCTATAGTCTCTAGAACCCAGAATCTTTGAATGGGTAAGTCACGATACAGGAAGTCAATGATTGCTATCGTGACTGTTAGTATTGTATCGTTAAACTTTTTCATTGTGGATATGCGTTGTTGAGTCCCCAAATAATAAAAAATCCAACCAGACCGAAAATAGTCATTGCAGCAAAAATAGTATTAGTCATCTTCTTCGTCCTCGTAGGTGGATGGTTCTTCAAAGAGTTCATTTATTTTTTGCTGTAAAACTCTTCTCTGTAGTTCTTGGATGTCTTCGTCTGTGAGAGATATCATTTGTCCTTAAGTAGTTCTTCTATTCTTTGACGCATATTTCTACTCTCCTGTTTCATATAGTCTCGGAGGGAATATCCTCTCTGACCTTTCATAATACAGGTGCCTTGATAAAACATCGTGGCGGCAAATACTAACAGGAAAACGATACCGATTATTTCAGGGTAATGTTGAGCCATGGTAGTAGCGGTGGAATAACTCCAATCAACCTTAAAAGTCCCTCAGCAAATAAAGCAAGAACCACCCAACCGACGCACATACTAATGATAGAAGCATTACGGTTGTGTCGTCGTATTGCTGCATCGATCATCTCCTGCACTTCAGTGCGAGTTACATAATCATCATCAAAAGGTTCCATCATTTCTCATCTCCAAGAAATTTTGCAAGAGGATCTCTTCTGGTTTTTACAATTTCGACAGATCTTTTGTAGAACATATTGTCTGTATTACCAGACTGTTCAAAGGTCTCCTTGATCTTCACCCAATTATCGTAGGTGTGCTGATCCATAAGGTTTTAGATTGAATACTACTACTTATACTAGTGAGTACTTTTACCTTGTCAAGTTTGTGTTGATACAAAAATATAGATTAAGAAAATCTAAATTTCTGTAATATTTGTAACGGAAAGGGTGGGATTTGAACCCACGGATGCTTGCACATCGCCTGTTTTCAAGACAGGTGCCTTAAACCACTCGACCACCTTTCCAGTAGTGAGGTTCAGCGAACCTCAAAGTCTAATCTTTTAACTTTACGTTGACGACGAGACTCTTGCCAAGCAATATCTTCATTACTTAAAACTGAAGATTTTGTTTTAGTATCAATAGAGTTTAACATAACAACTTGGGATAAGTCAACTGCAGAGATCTTATCACCACGAATAGTAGCCATATTTGGGCATCCACACGTTACTGTTTTAGTAGAGTGCCCAAATAGTTCTTTATTACAATCTTTGCATCTTATTGAAATCATTTTCTTTCATCCTTTTCACTGTAAATGTGATCTTAACATCCAAATAAACTTCCCATGAGCTTCCATTAAATCTTGAACTAGGTTAGCAGTTGCATACTGCTTTTGTGCTTCAGACTCTTCAGAAATCTCTTGCATCATTTCACAGAACTTAGTGTTGTTATCAAGAAGTTCTTGAAGCATTTCTCTTGCTCCCGTTGAACTTGCTGCTTCTTTAATTTGCGTTACCTCAAGCATTCTGGAGAGAGAACTTAAAGGTTTTACATTCAAATAACGCATATGTTCTGAGAGACGATCAATCTCTTCAAACATAGTCTCATACTGACCACCAAAGAGTTGATGCAATTGAGTGAAGTCTTCACCTACAACATTCCAATGAAATGCCCAAGTTTTATGGAATAAAACAAAAAGTGATGACTGAGCATCACTCAAAAGTTTATAAAGTTTTTCCATTATACTCTTTTTTGAGTATTTATATAAGTGGGCGATGAGGGATTCGAACCCCCGACCCTCTCCGTGTAAAGGAGGTGCGCTACCACTGCGCTAATCGCCCGAAACAGGGGAGGCCATCCCCCTGACCTAGAAATATTCTAGGTTTTAGTGAATCGGATATGATGATCCCGATTCTTATGGAAGAACCGAAGTCCATCCAACTGGGGCGGCAGGGATCGAACCTGCGACCTAGATGTTAACAGCATCCCGCTACTACCGCTGAGCTACACCCCATTATAAGGAAGTTACTGGACTTACACCAGTTCAAAGGGCATTGTCTGCTTGTCTCGTTTCTTTGACTTAACTTCCATGATGGAGTAAGTGTGATATATCTCATAAGGATATAACAGTGACTTACCCTCTATCACTTTTATGTATGGAGATAAAATCTCCAAGCGACTCAGGAGGGACTTGAACCCCCGACCAACTGCTTAGAAGGCAGATGCTCTATCCAACTGAGCTACTGAGTCATAAGGTAGATTCCTATCGCCGCCGCTCCTGAATCTACCGAAGGGGAGCGCCGCAGTTGATTTCTCAACTCTTATATTGTACCAGTTGTTTGGGAACTGGTCAAGTGGGAAATGCTAGATTTGAACTAGCGACCTCTGCGTTATCAGCACATTGCTCTACCACTGAGCTAATCTCCCAAGCGGAGGATGTTGGATTTGAACCAACGGATCCCTTTACAGAGATCAAGAACTTAGCAGGTTCCCGCTTTAAACCGCTCAGCCAATCCTCCAAGGTGGGCAGGGAGGGATTTGAACCCCCGTAGGCAGAGCCAGCGGATTTACAGTCCGCCTCCATTAACCACTCGGACACCTACCCTCGTGAACCTTCTTATTGTATCAGTCCTTAGGGCAGTCGTCAACCCAAGGAGCACAGATTCTCATTTCCCCACCAAGCAGTCTCTGTGCCTCACTGCCGTCTGGTGGTTTCTCAACATATCTAGGTTTCTTTATTGATTCTCTAATGATGCGGTCATATTCGGGTGTAACCTCATCAATCGCTCTATCAACATCACGTTTGATTCTTCTATTCAGTTTTTCAGGATCTTTAAGTATAAACTCATTAAGAATCGTTTGTGGGAAATATTTTCTTTGAATCTCATCCAATAAGTCCCAAAGTCCATCTTCGGATGCTCCTGTGCATTGTGAGAGTGCTGCTATAAGAGAAGATAATACAAGTCCTATTATAGCGTATTGTTTTATATCTGGTTTTTGTTTTCCAAATTTAAACATAAGAAAGGGGAGTTCTGCAGCACTCCCCTTATATATTAAACTTCTACCGTGATCAGTTTGGAAGCATATTCATGTGCATAAGATGTACGGGCACCATGATGCCCCCAACCAATCCAACTATACGCATAGTCCATGTAACGATTGATAGACTTACCAGGAGTTTTCATCCTACTCTCAATCTCTTTCCACTGGACCTCATTTGTTAGATAACGAAGTTGCGTGTGAATATTTGATGGCGAACCACCAAATTTTCTAGCAAAATCACCCAATCCATAATATCTGTTGGCAGATGTCCATTCTAATTTTATTTACCAAGTTCTACTGGTAATTTGATGTCGTTTAGTTCGTCATAAAGAAGTTTAGCAAAAATAAGATGTGGTTTCTGTCTTGTTTCTATTGCTGAACTTGTAGCAACACT